GTTTCTCATACACTCCTTCATGTACTCAGTAACTTCAACTGAATGCTTACGATCTTTACGATAGATCTGAACAGTTATAGACATAAGATTTCCATCTTTATCTAAGTTGTCTGTACTTTTCATCCCGTCGTATTGAGGGTGATTGTTAATGATCTTCATCCAGCCATCAACTGAAACCATCGGACGAATACCGCCCTGGGAAGGAAACGCAAAGATCTCCCTGGTAAGTGGGTTTAAGTTGTGTTCTTTAGCAACTATAAGAAAGGCTGCAAATTGTCCGTCACTTATATTAGCTGGGACCGCAGTTTCTTTTAGCGCTTGAATAAATGGAGCTGCATCCATGTTGAACTTAGCTGCCATTAATTCTGTTAGTTTTTTCTGTGACATATATCTCCTAGTTTTTTAAACGAAAGGTGCGACTTGAAGATTCCGTAGCATACTGATCGTATATCCCATCCTCTTTAAGTCGCTTGGTGTTCACTCGTTTCGTGGAGCTCTCCTTCCAGGTCGCGAGTAGTTGGCCGGTTTCATCCGCTAAGAATGAATGATCAGCCATCTCTTTTTGGATCTCAAGTTGTGTATCAGCTTTGAGCTTTGTGAGATCTTTAATTTTTATGTTGATGCCACTCAATTTAGAGCACTTCATTTTGAGTCCATTCTTGGAAACCAAAGTTTCACCAGAGTCATGGGGCCATCTATTTTTTATATCAGCATGATTGATTGGATCTGGCTGTATTCCAGCAAGAACATAGTCATGCCAAAAGGCAACTTCCTTTTCTACCAGGTGATCAATAATCTGCTCATCTCTGGGTATGTGATAAATTCGGAAATCGTTTCCATTGATCAGAACTGCAACATCTGCAAACTTCGCTTCAGTCACTGCCATGTAATGATAAACCTGGGCTAGATAATGTTCTGGTATGTCAGTAGTCCCAAGCTCACCCCAATCTGGAGAGTAGCCAGAAGTCTTGCATTCCAAGATCCCATTCATTCCAACGATCTCTCGATCTAAGTTAGCTAGAATAAAATCATGTTCCTTATGTTTAATGATCCTGTTGTTACGTCGGACCTTGTTGCCAGATCTTTTTTCATATTCTTCTGCAACTAGATCCTCCAGGGTACGGCCCCAATACATGCGCTCGCTATCTGGTGTAGCCTCAGAGCTACCGATCTTATCCTGGTAAACATCCAAAGGGGACTTCCATTTGCTTAAACCTAAAATAGCTCCAGCGTCGGATCCTCCTATTCCATGGCGTCTAGCTTCTAACCATTCGTCATGTGACATATCTAAAACTGATTGATTATTTTTCATATTACTCCCTATTATAGTCTATAAATTGTATCAAAAGATAGTAATTGTATCACAAACGGACGGCAAAAAACCCAGAATTTGCAGTTTCCCTGGCAGACTTGAATGCTCTTTGCATAGTTTCGCCTTCGTCAATCGCAGCATAGGGCTCTAAATTCTCTATAAAGATCAGAGCTCTAACATAGTTTATGACAGCATCATCAAAATCCTTTACCTCTTCACCCATTTCTAAAGCTTCCGCATTAGATACTCGGTAACTTAGATCCCTAATAAAATCTTGGATCATCTTTGGTAAATGAACAAACGAATCTCTCCACTCTTCATACACCTTATCTTCACAAATCTCTTCTACTTCTTCACGCTCTTCAAACCAATCCATCCTGGACCTCCTCTAAATTATTAACAAGTTTTTCAAATTTATTAAATCGCTCTTGGCTTACAAATAAATATCTTTTAAGCGCTCTAACTTCAACTGGTGATCCTCCATTTCGTATTTCTTCCAGCTGCTCAATATGCACATTTAGATTACCAAGCAGCACTTTGATCTGATCAACTTTGAAACCGATCACGCTGTATGGTTTTCTTTCTTTAATCATTTATCCTCCTTAACATTTAAATAACCTAATGCGCAGTTTGGACAGTAGGCAGCTGAACCATCTTCATTACCGGCAATTTTCAGATCATCCCATCTCATTTCATTTAAGCCAGTTTCATATTTAGGTGCTTTTTTCTTTTCATAAAACTCATAATGACAATGTCTACATTCAAAATATTTCATACTGCCTCCCCATTTAAAATTCTATTAAACTCTAAAGATCCATAATTATGAAATCCTTTATCCTCCCAAATCTCATAACCTAGGCTATCGATTATTTTGAGGACTCTTGGTGTTAATGTTTTTGATTCAGCAATTATTGCAAACAATTTTGCTTCCTCACTCACTGGGTAAACCAAAGGCTTCCCATAAACATCTTTTACTTCAACGATTATTTCCATTTACTTCTCCTAGTTAAAACCTAACATTTCATCAATAGACATTACCTTTGGACGACGAGCTTCTGTTTCAAAAATCAGATCAACGTGCTCATCCTTAGTAATCATTTTGGCTCTTAAATGAAATTTCCAGATCTCCAGAAATTTATCACAATCAGAATGGGTAATCTCATCATCATTCTTATCAAACTTTGTATGCCACCTTGATAGTGTTTTCATTCGTTTAATTTCTGTTTTTGTAAAGAGATCATTAACAAACTTTACTACATTTGTTTTATCAATCACTTTTCCATCTAAAGTTTCTCTACTCATTTACTTCTCCTGGTTGAAATCAAAATGCCCCTGGCGAATGCCAGGAGCTCTCTCTTACTCACGCTACCTCCCCAATTAATTCGTTTTTGATTAAGCAGCCGTTATAAACAGAATTGATCGCATTAAGTATTCGTTCCTCATTCCGATCTTTCTCTGCTTCTCGCTTGGCCCCTTCCTCCGGGCTCTCCATAGTGACATTTGTAAAACTCACAGTAACGTCTTTCATAACATGATTAACCGCTTTAGCTCCACAAAGCTTTTTCCTTTGATCATTATTAAGTTTTTCAACATCAACTTTTTTCTCAAACTTATAAACCTCTTTTGTGTTGTATTCATGAAACCCATAAGTTTTGACATGATCATTTTCATCAAAGTAAAGAACCAACACTGAGTCATAAGTCCGTTTTTTAGGCTTACACCATTTGTTAGTTTTAGGATTTAAAGTTTGGAAACATAACCGATCTCCGCGCTTGGTAGTTTCAATCCAATACCTTCTTTTAGTTTTGAATTTGAAACCCCAGGGATAGTTGTCGACTTCAATAGCATTGTCGAAACTATCTTTGTTATAAACAATATTCATACAACCTCCGGGTAAAATAATTTATCAATCTTGACACCTCGATTATCACGCAGCTCAATTAAGACTTCCATCGGAAGCTCAAATGTTCCATCATAATCAATGATCTCGCCATCCTCAAACCACAAGCCACCACCAACTTCCTCGCCATACTCATGGTGTTCAAAGTAACCTCGATCTCCTTCAACAGAAATACCGACATCAAAGTTTTTTGTTTCAGTCATTTTCATACTCATTAAACAATCTCCTTTTCAAATAGTCCAACTGGCTTAATGGCATCTTTAAGATCATTTAAATCTTTAAAACCCCATCTCCCACTCATTAAAACATCTTCATAATCTTCAAGCATTGCTTCAGCTTCTGGTTCAACATCGAAAAACACAATTAAATCTTCGTCTGGTAAAGCAACATAATTCCAAGCATACCAATGAGCATCTATACCTCGAACAGCACCTTTAGACTTTGCCTTGGGACAATTGATCTCAATAGTTAAAGTATCTTTAATAATCATTTTTTCTCCTTTAATTAACATTCACTACAGATTATAGATACAATTATTATCCTTGTCAACAACTATCTACAAATAATATCCATTGAAGATAAAGATCGTAGACGTAGTGGGGCCTGGAGAGGTGAAAATAAATTGAAAATAAAACAGAAATGCCAGGATAATTAGCTTATCCGAGCACTAAAGTTCTATTATGTCAGCCTTAGTTAAGGTGAATGACAAGAGCACCCATAGAAAACCAGGTAGTCGCTATCAGTAAACGATAGGACCAGCGCAGCGTATTAGGCATTTGATTATCTTCTATGAGTTTTATCGTGAGTCTTTTTACCAGATCCTGGCGTCGAGCTTCTTCACGAAGTTGAGCACTCGACATTTCTTTTTCTACGATCATAGTTTTATCCTTGTTTAAAGTCTGTAATAAACTTACATCAGACTTGTTCCTACACTCTGTAATAAGATAAGGTCTATACGCCTTCGCTTTTCAACACAGTCTAATGGCATGCTGCGACATTTTTTTATTTAAATGGGCTGTACGCATTACAGCGTAACTTTGCTATCCCATTAAGTGTTTGATTGGTTGTTGCTAGCGCCAATTGAGAAGTCATTCCTCTTCGCTATTATTCTTAGCAACAATGCTTAGAACTGTATTAATTTTATTATATCGCTGCTTGCAGTATCAGACGATTCCAACGCTTTTTATAGTGGTCGTTTGGCTCACCCACTTCTTACTTGTTCGTTACATTGTATAGAACATTTTAAACTATAATACACTTATTATCTTTATGTCCCCATTAATTTTATAAGATCCGTAGCGCTTTGCGTGTTAACTTTTTTACCATCTTTGGCATTTCGATACAGGTAAGCTGCCATGCGAGCTGCTGACAAAGATGAAAGTTGTTGATCTGTATTTGCTTGAGCATCATTAACAAGTTCTAAACA